GCTGCTGCGGCGAGCAGCACGGCGGCGCTCCCTCCTACGCGCCGCGCGTTCGCAGCCATCGCCCGAACTGCCACAGCTTGCCGATGATCAACATCAGCGAATAGACGAGCGCGAAGAACGCGGCCCACTTGTCGATGGTCCAGCCGGCCAAGATCGCCCCCAGGTAAGAGATGGCGATGCCGCCGTTGATGTTGTCGAAGTGGTTGCGCATCAGCGCCCTCTCTTGCGCGCCGAGCGCATGGTGGGTTGAACGGAATCGACACCGCACCCGGTGTCGTGGTCGCGCGTGGCGGCGTACTCGACCGCCTCGATGGCTGACTTGCCGAAGTCCATGGCCGCCATGGCCCACGAGCCGCCGCTGCCGATGGCTATCCGCTCGCCGGCTCCGATGGGGATGGGCGTTTCGTCGTCCCAGATCGCCACCTCGCCGTCGATGACGGAGATGGCGCCGAACTCGTCCAGCTCAGGCGCATCGCCCTTCATGCCGGCGCGGATCCAGTTCAGTGCGCGCTGGATTTGCGGCACGCTGCCGCAGCAGCCGATGACGCCGCCAGGAATGGCGTGGAGCTTGCCGGTCGCCCGATAGACCGCGCTGCCCGATGACACCTGGCGATCGGCGGCAAGCGTCTTGCCGTCCCATGCGACCGTGGTCACGCCGCCTCCGCAAACATGTCGGCCGCAACCTGCGCACGCGCCACAAGCCAGCCGCCGCGGTGGTAGACGATCGACTGCATGTGCCGGTTCGAACGCCAGCCGCCGTTGGTGGCGTAGGCATCCTTCGCGGCGAGCGTGCCGAAGGTCTCGACGGTGACGCCGGGGTACTCGGTCACCGACTGGTGGTGCACATGGCCCACCAGCCAGTGCCTGAACTTGCACTCGCCCCAGTCCTGCGCGCGGTCGGTCGCCATGACGCCAGGCAGCGCCGCCGGCTTGCAGGTATGCCCGTGGTGCACGCCGAGCAGGATCCTGCCCCAGCGGTAGTAGTAGAAAACCGACGGCGACAGGTCGACCGTCACGCGCGGCTCGTTCTCGTAGACCTCGGCAAGAAGGACGGCCAGCGCCTGCGCGCTCGACTCGTCGTGGTTGCCCGCAGCGGAGATCACATGCACGCGCTCGTGCTTGGCCAGGGCCGACTCGATGCAGCGGCGCATGACCTTCACGCCGACCTGGAACATCTTCATGAACCGGCCATCCACATCCAGCGGATGCTTGCTGCGCGGCGTCTCGGCGTTCACGCCGTCGCGGTGGTACAGATCGCCCAGGTTCACCACGACGGCCTGCTTGCTCCTTGGCGCGGTGCGCACCAGCTCATGCATGGCGTCGCAGTGCATCTGCTCGGCGATCTTCAGGTTCCAGTCGTCGCCCGTTTCAGCCGGCCAACTGCACATGCCGACGTGCGGGTCGCCGATCGGGTACACGGTCAGCAGGTCGTCGACGTACTTGCCGCTGGCAATACGCGGCGACACCTTGGGCAGCTTCTCCCCCATCGCCTTGACCAGGGCCAGCAGCGCCGCTTCGCGCGCCGCCTCGTCCGCCGTGGTCTTGACCCACTGCAGCACGGTCTCGCCGGTGCGTGTGTCGGTCAGCGTCGACGTGCCGCGCAGCTTCACGCCATCGGGCAGGTTTTCCGGCTGGTTGAGCGATGGCGGCGGCAGCTTGAACGAGTGGTCGCCGGTCGCGCAGTACGCGCGGTTGTTCCCGTTCTTCGTCGCCCCATCGGCGCCGCACTTGAGACAGATCACAGCCCGGTCGCCAGGTCGTCGCGTTCGAAGTCGCCGCCGGGCAGCGGGCGGATGGTGAAGTCGGGCGCGATGCCGGCGGCGTATCGAGGCCGCGCGTTTCGCGGCAACGGCGCGCCCTCCTCCCGCTCGAGCTCCTCCTGCAGCAACGCCAGCGCGCGCCACGCGACCTTGGCCGAGTGCCGCATGCCGTCGGTGTCCACCGTGCCCGCATCGACCAGGTGCCGCATGATGCAGTCAGCGTGGTCGGTGGACTTGCCGCGTGCGTGGTGCATCGGCTGGCCCGGGTTGTGCTGGTCGTTGCCTGCCTTGCTCACCCGCGCCACTTCGGCCAGCGCGTTGGGGAAGTACCACAGCAGGCCTTCGGCCATGGGCGCGGCTTTGCGTGCCGCGGCATCCTGGGGCAGCGAAGCGGTCATACGCGGGTCTCGCATAGGTCCGGCGCCCGCGTGCGCGGGGCTACTGACGCCAAGGGCGCAGGCCGGCTCAAGGGTCGGGGCGCCGGGAGAGGCGTGGCGACTAGCGGGAGTCGCTCATTTGCGCGTCACCGGCACCCCAAACGAAAACGCCCCGCGAAGTGCGGGGCGTAGTTGTCCAATCATGGACAGGGTTGCACGGCTGGGAATGAAGTCAAGCCGCTATTCGGCCTGCCACTTCTCGCTGACCTTGGCGTGGATTTGATCGAAAGCGTCAGCGACCATCTTGACCGCGTTCGACGAGACACCCATCGCCCCGCTTCCGATCATCGCAACGATGATGTCGCGAGTAATCTCGGTAGCCGTATCGTGACCAGTTTGCATCTTCCCCGCTCCTTCCGTTGGTGGAGTGCAAACGCTACGCCCTTGCGCCTGTCGGCTTCAAGCCGCCCGCGCCCTTCGCCCAGCCAGCGCCAGCGCATCCTCGGCCATGCGCTCGAGCACCAGCGCGCCGGCAGCCACGAGATCTCCCCATTCCGCCTCGCGCACGCACTCCGGACGCGGCACGGGCGGCAGGCCAAGCACCGCGCAGTAGGCCGCCCACGCGATGACGCCCATCACCGGCCGGTTGCGCTGCACCATGCGGCTGCGGTCGGCGGCCAGGGCGCGCCCCAGCGCCTCGCACACGCGCTGCTTGTGCCCCATGCGGCCGGTGGCCATGTCGAACGCGATGTCCGGCCCGATGTCGTCCGCGCCACGCCGCCCGAAGCTCAGGGCCGCGGCGACCAGATGGTCGGTCGGGATCTGCTTGGGCTTGGTCGACCGGTCGCCGGCAGGCTCGCGCCACGTCGAATGGCCAGCCAGCGCGAACACGCGCTCGCGGAAGGTGGGGCGGCTGTGGGCTTCGAAGGTGGTCATGCGGCCTCCCGCTGTTCGTCAGGGCAGCCATCGGCCGCCAGGTAGTCACGCAGCACCGCAATGGCCTGCTCGTGGCCGCGGCAGACCGCGACCTGGTAGCCCTCGGCAGCCAGGCGCGCATGCCAAGCCTTCTGCTCCGGCTCAACCCGCCCACCGGTGCGCCGCTTCATCTCGACGTAGAGGCCGTGGAATCCGCCTCGGGCGATCGGCAGGCACAGGTCCGGCACGCCGGACTTCACGCCGGTTCGCTTGAGCGTCGCCGCCGTGCGCTTGCTTCGCAGGCCGCCGTTAGGGATGGCATGCAGCAGCGCCAGCTCGGGCCAGTTGCCCTCCTGGCCGGTCGCCCAGCGCATCACCAGCTCCTGCTCGAGGTCTTCGGTCGGGCAGCCGGTCATGCGCCGACCCTCACAGCAGGGATGGGGGGCCGACGGGTTGGTCGCGACGGGTTGCCCCTATAGGGGGAGACCATCAACCCGTCACTCGCCGGGGCAACGGAGGCCATGAGCGCCATGCTGTGCGCACTCATGGCGCCACCCGATGCCCTATCGGATTTCCAACCCGTCACCAACCCGTCAATCAACCCGTGAAAGCGTTGTGCGACAACGTTTCTCGCTGACGCGTTGGTGTTTGCTTCCTTCATCAACCCGTTAATCAACTCGTCAACCCTCTTTCTGCCAGGGGAGCGACCCGGGGACGGGTCGGAAGACATCGCGCAACCCGTTCCGAGGCACTTCCTCGACCACACGTACGATCGACCCGTCCTCGGCTGCCGCTTCGAGGTAAGGCTTCGCCCAGCCCGGATTCCGCCCGGCCGCGGTCGACACGCGCTTGACCGTCGGCTGCTCGCCCTTCTCCGCCAACTCGTGTACCAGGCGCACGCAGAGCCGCACGTTGGCCTGCCCCTGCTCGGCCTTCTTGTCCGCCTTGGCCTCGGCGCGCACGCCCGCCAGCATCGCCTTGACGGCCTTCCAGGACTTCCCGGCGACACGCTCCGGCGGCTTGACCTCCACCAGACGCGGGCCGTAGTCCTCCGTGATGTCCCAGCGGAAGAACACCGGCGGCGGGTCCATGCCCTTGGAGCTGTTGAGGCAGATCAGCGCCGTGATGCGCTCGTCGTACTGCGCGGCCGCCAGCTTGCGCAGGAGCGTGCGGGCGTCGCCATCGGCGAATGGATCCTTGTCGCTTCCCAGGTTGACCAGCAGGAAGCACTGGCGCGCGTTGTTGACCAGCGTGGTGCCGCCGCGGATGTCGGACTCGCTGATGTTCAGGTCGGGCAGGTTGCTCGCGGCCTGCTGGCTGGTGTGATGCATGAGCACGACCGCCAGGTTGAGCGTCTTGGCGATGTGCTTGAGGGCCGCGACCATGACCTTGTGGCCCTGGTTGTTCTCCTCGGCGTCCGAGAGGGTCGAGGCCGTTTCGAAGATGAGCAGTCCAGGCGGCATGGCCTCGGCCATGCGCGGACGGATCGCCTCGATGAGCGCCTGGACCGACTTGCCACGCACCGGCTCGCGGTCGCGCAGCGTGACGATCTCGCGCCAACTGGCGATCTCCTCGCTGTGCAGGTCCGGGATGAGGAGGTTGCGCCGGAACAGGTCGCCCTCCTCCGCGCCGAGCCGCGTCAGGTGAGCGCCGACCTTGCGCGCGTACTGCTGGCGGTCGTCCTCGGCGCTGTAGATCAGCACCGAGCGGATCTCCTCGGGAAGAAGGCCGGCGACGGGCTGGCCAAGCGCGTACTGCTGGGCGATGGCCATCATGACCGACGTCTTGCCCTCGCGGCCCGGGGCACCGATGACGGTCACCTCGCCCACGGGGAACATGCCCACCTGCCCTTTCCAGCCGCCCATGAAGGCGTTGGCCTGGGGCTTCTTGGCCTCCTCGAGCTCCTCGAGGCTGAGCGGCGCGAGTGTCAGGAGCGGTGGCGGCGCGTCGGGCTCTGCCGGTGCGAGCTCGCGCTTGGACAGGGCGCCATCCAGGGCCCGGGCGATCTCCTCGTCGGGAACGTGCCGGCTGTAGCGCCCCGCATCGCGCCGCGCGCGCATGGTGTTGAAGGCCTCAAGGCGCGTCATCGCCCCCGAGTGCACCGCCTGGGCGAGCAGTAGCGTGCACTTGAGCACGTCGGCGTGGCGGTTGGTGTCGATCACCGTGCCCGGGGCGAGTCCCTGCGCCGTGGTGGGCGCGGGTGCCGTGGCCAGGGGTGCCGGCGGGAAGTTCGCAAGGATCGTGTCGGCGTCGTACGGCAGCGCGCCGGACTCGTAGATGATCCTGGTGCGGAACGGCAAGCCCTTCTGGTGCAGCAGGCCTGGCAGGCGCATCACGCGCGCCAGGTCGTTGACGGACTTGTCGGTGCCGAAGCGCGCCGCGATGGAGCGCTGCACGTCGCGGAATGCACTCAGCGGCAGCCCGTCGACCAGCCAGTAGGCGTGCCACTTGCCCGGGCTGGACTCGACGATGATGTGCGGCTCCAGGCCGCAGGAGAGGATCGGATCCAGCGGCGCGCCGTCGGTATCGGCAAAGACCGCGCGCACCTTGTAGATGGTGTCGTTGGTTTGCTCGCCAGCATTGGCCACGACGTACACGCCGCAGCCTTTCTGCTGGGCTGACAGGAGCGCAGGCCACACGTCGGGCAAGGAGCCCTCGTACTTGGCTGCCAGGCGCGGATCCTTGCGCGCTTCGTTGTCGTCGAACACGCGAAAGCAGAACGTCTCGGCGCCCTCGTCCAGCAGGGACAGGAAGTGCGACGCTTCGGTCTGGTCCTGCATGACAGTGGCTGGGACGCTGCTCATGGATTAGGCCGCCTGGTTCCGCCTCAGGTGCTGCTCCGCGCAGTCCGGACAGAACCGCCAGCGCGTGCCTGATGTCGTGACGTGCACGGGGTTCTCTTCGCACGCTTCGCACATCGGGACCGGCTCGCGCAGGCGCGCCGCGTGACGCGCGAGCGCCGCCTGGCGCTCGGTGGTTTCGATCGCTTGGGCCTGATCGGCTTCGTCGCTCATGCTGCGAGCTCCATCTTCGGCGCTCCGTACCAGTGCGGCACGAGCTTGGAACCCGCCACGGCGCCGGCATAAAGCCACACAGCCGAGACGCCGTAGACCCGCGCGGCTGCCTGCAAGGTGACGCCGTCCTTAACCATGGCGACGCCCCCCCTCTCGATGCGTCCGAGGTGGCCGGATGTCAGGCCGATGCGGTCGGCAGCGGCTTTCTGCGTGAGGCCGGCATGCGTACGAGCCGCCAGCATGCGCGCGCCCAAGTGGTCGCCAGCTACCTGCCCTGCAATGTGCGGGTTGATCGTTTTCATTCCCTCACCTCGATGTCTGTGAGCTCGCGGCCGGTCATGGCCTCGATGTGCTCGCGGGTCTTGTCGGCCACGGCCTGCCAGCCGCCCAGATCGAACGGCAGCGGGTCGTCCTTGCCGTGGTCGATCACGCGGCCGCCTTGCGCAGTTCGCGCACGTTGTCCGTCTCGTCGGCCAGCACCTTCGTGAGCTGGGCGCTCAGGCTGGCGAGCTTGGCCTGCAGGTCCGAGACCGCGGCGAGCGCCGGCTTGGCATGCGGCCGGTCGCGGTGGTCGATCTGGCCATCCGCCAGGATCGGGGCCATGCGCTTGGCGATCATTCCCACCGCCGTCATCACATCGCCGATGCTGGCCAGCGGGGCCTGTTCGTCGGTCGCGCGGGCTGCCAACAAGCCATAGCGCGCGGACAACTCGCGCAGCGCCTCGGCCTGGTATGGCTCGGGCAACGCACGCACCCAGGCCTCCTCGAGGTCCGCCGGAAACGCCTTGACGTCGCCCTTGATGTAGCGGTCCACCGTCTGGCGATTGGCCTTCTGCGCCGCGGTGATCTGCTCGATGTCCCCCACGAGCGGCTTGATCTTGGCCCGGCGATGTTCGGCGGGTACCGACTCCATGTACAGCTCGGCCACCCGATCGGCGAAGGCGATCACGCCCCCGCGCGTCTCGCGCACGGCGCGCTCGGTCAGGGACATCAGGAGCGCCGGACGGGACAGTTGAGGATTCGGCTTCATGCGGTGCGTCTCATCGGATGAGAAAGTGCGCGCCATGGACACCACGACGCGAAAGGAAAACTTAGGCCGCCCGCTTTCCAGGCGTGCTCTCGCTCTGGCTAGCCGGGCTTTGTGCCGGCTTCGTGGCGGCGACAAAGGCCAATACGGCGGCGTCGAGGGAAGGGTCAGCGGCGACCATGCGCAGGGCGAGCTTCCGGCCAATGCCGCGCCAGCCATTCGTGATGCTGGCGATGGTGGTGTAGGGAATGCCGAGGCGTTCGGCGACACCGGTCGGGCCGCCGTTGGCGTCGACGTAGTTCTGCCAGTAGGTGCGGGGCGTCATGTCTGACCTATACGATTCGCGGTATAGGCAACTCTACGTTTCGCGCACTGCCAATGCAAGTGGGCGGCCTACCCTTCGACACCCCTCAGAGGCCAAGTGCCAAGCGGTGTCTCAGACCATGAGCAAGTTCCATGACAATCTCAACGCTCGGCGAGACGAGCTCGGCCTAACGGTCGCGGACGTCGCTGCAGAGCTGAATCGCCGTGGCATACCCGTTGCTTACCCGACTGTAGCGAGTTGGTTCAATGGGCACAGGGGATCGAGGTGGAAAGTGGAAGAACTTAAGGCGTTGCTGGCAATCCTGCAGACGGACTTCCAGGCGATGGCGGGAGAGGGTGCGGAACTGGTGGAGGATCCAGTGCCGGCCGCGACCGCGCGCGAGATGCATGGGCTTAGTGCCGAACAGCAGCAGGCCATCCTGCTCATGGTTCGATCAATGAAGACCAGATAGGCCTCTGCCGCAAGGAAGACAGGTAGCCCGCCACGCGCGGGCTTTTTGTTGCCTCGCGTTTCTATGAATCTGAATGCTACATAAACGTTCTATGCGTTTTGACGGCGTCCATCCGCGAAACGTATAGACAAGAGATTGCGCGAAACGTACAGTTTCTCCCACGCCGGCATCCACCGCCGGCAGGGAGATACGAAGTGAGCGCTCAACCTGTTCCCACCATCGAGCAGCGCCGCCAGCTGGCGCATTACCTGGAGCTACAGCGCCAGGCTGACCGCGAAGCCGCCGCGGCAAAGCGCCGCGCCAACCAGTTCAAGCGCCGCCCAGTGCGTGACGCGCTCTTGGTCATGGACGCGAAGCTGACCCGCGAGCTCGGCGCCTTCTGGCCGCTGTGGCTACTCGTGGCTGCCTTCGTCGGCGGTTCGTCGCTTGGACTGCTGTTCCTCGGCATCCATGACTGGATCGCCTACGGCGTGGGGTGCCGCCCGTGAGCGCCCGCGATCAGATCACCGCCGCGTGCGGGCTCTATGTCGGCATTGCCGAGCGTGGGCACACCGCCCTGGCCTGCCTCCTTGCCGCCGGTATCGGCGAAGGCCGCGCCCTGTCCATCGTCGCGCTGCAGCTGGCCAACGAAGCCGAGGCCAAGGCTGCGCAGATTCGCGAGTCCTGGCGCTCGGCCAGCGACTACATGCCGCGCGACGAGGCCGGCCGCATCGCCGCGATGGAGGCGATCACCGAGCGCCTTCGCGCACTGGCCCCTTCCGCGACGCTGCATCCGGTCATGGCCGAGGCGATGGCCCCGTTCCTGGGGATTGCCGCCTAAGCGCAACCGCTAACCAACCCCTCGGCACGCAGCCGGGGGATGTAAGGGGAGAGAGATGAACTTTGAAATCCGTAATCGCTGGTCCGGTGCCGTGCAGTTCTCCTGCGAACTGAGCGCCGAAGTCGCCGGCATGTCCTATGGCTTTCAGCTTGGCTTTGCGGTCAAGAAGGCGCAGGAGAGCGATGCCGACCTGAGCGATGCCGACCTGCGCGATGCCGTCCTGCGCGATGCCGACCTGCGCGGTGCCGACCTGAGCGGTGCCGACCTGCGCGATGCCGACCTGAGCGGTGCCGTCCTGCGCGGTGCCGACCTGAGCGGTGCCGACCTGCGCGATGCCGACCTGCGCGGTGCCGACCTGAGCGGTGCCGACCTGCGCGATGCCGACCTGAGCGGTGCCGTCCTGCACAGTGCCGTCCTGAGCGGTGCCGTCCTGCGCGATGCCGACCTGCGCGGTGCCGACCTGAGCGGTGCCGTCCTGCGCGGTGCCGTCCTGAGCGATTGCCCGGTCAAGATCGCGAACATTCACTCTGCCGTCTACGAGGCAGCATCGAAGCCGCAAGCGCTCGACATGGGCCAGTGGCACGCGTGCGAAACGACGCATTGCCGCGCCGGCTGGGTTGTAGCGTTGGCTGGTGAGGGTGGCCTAGCCCTTGAGTGGGCATACGGCACACCGTCCGCTGCTGCGCTGATCTACATGGCTAGCGATCCGAAGCTTGAGCGTGTGCCCGACTTCTACTGCGGCAACCAGGAAGCGTTGGACGACATGCGGCGGCTGGCGGAAGCGGAGCAGGCCGCATGACCGCCCCGGCCCTCAATCGCCCCGTGGATGTGCTGGCGACCGCGCCCCTGATCGTCCGCATCGTCGCCGGCGTCGCCGCCAACGACGAAACCCCGCCGCCGGTCGTGAGTGCCGCGGCATGAACCGGCGCGAGTGGATGCGCTTCGCGCGGTTCCTTCTCGCCATCGACGCATTGATCGCGGGCCTCGCCTGGCTCGCACGTTCTATCGGAGTCTGATCATGAACCCCATCGACGAAGCGGCCGCGTTCCTGACGCTGGCCAAGATGCAGGAGCAGCGCGCCACCGAGGCGCGCGTGGAAGCGGAGCGCGCGCTGATCGACCTGCTGCCGAGCAAGGACGAGGGCAGCGTCACGCACGCCGGCGAGAGCTACAAGGTGTCGATCACCTTCGGCGTCAATCGCACGCTGGACCCGGCTGCGCTCGCATCCATCAAGGACCAGGTGCCGGCCGCGCTGTTCGAGCAGGCCGTGACCTACAAGCCGGCGCTGCAGTTGCCGGGGCTGCGCTACTTGCAGAGCAACGAGCCGGAGGCCTATGCCCTGCTCGCCCAGGCCATCACGGCCAAGCCGGCAAAGCCGAGCGTGAAAGTCGAGCCGGTCGCGCAACTGCAGCAGGCCGCCTGACATGGACGCCCGCGAACTCGGCAGCCGCTCCGCCTACCCGATGACGATCGTCGAGCACCCGGTCAATTCGCCGGGCCTGACGAAGCGCGAGATGGCAGCCATCGCCGCCATGCAGGGGATGTTGGCTGGCGGCGCCGCGGATCTCGACGAAGTGCCCGAAGTGGCGGTCGCGTACGCCGATCGCCTGATGACAGAACTGGCTAAGGAGCCCAACGCATGAGCATTTCCCTCGCATCGATTTCGCGCACCACGCGCAACAGCCTTCCGCCGCGCGTCGTGATCCACGGCCCGCAGAAGGTTGGCAAGACCACCTTTGCCGCCGGCGCCTACAAGCCGGTGTTCCTCCCGCTCGAAGATGGCCTGTCAGGCATCGAGACCGATGCCTTTCCGCTGCTGACCAGCTTCGATCAGGTGATGCAGGCGATCGACGCCATCAAGGCGAGCGACTTCGGTACCGCCGTGGTCGATTCCCTGGACTGGATGGAACCGCTGGTGTGGGAGCACGCCTGCAAGCGCAACGGCTGGAAGTCGATCGAGCAGCCCGGCTACGGCAAGGGCTACATCGAAGCCAACGCCGACTGGCGCCTGTTCTTCGATGCGCTGAACGACCTGCGCACCCGCCACGGCAAGGCCATCGTGCTGATCGCCCACAGCGCCGTGAAGCGCTTCGAAGCGCCGGACGTCGAGGCGTTCGACCGCTACGAGCTCAAGTTGCAGAAGGGCCCGCTGGGCCTGGCTGTCGAGTGGGCCGACATCATCGGCTTCGCCCAGGAGGAAGTGGCGATCAAGAAGGAATCCACGGGCTTCGCCACCCGCGCACGCGGTGTCGGCACCGGCCGGCGCGTGCTGCACCTGAACGCCAAGCCCAGCTTCATCGCCGGCAACCGCTACGGCCTGCCGGACTCCATCGACCTTTCGTGGGACGCCCTGATGGGCGCCATGAACCCGGCCGCGCAGGCGGCTTAACCACGCACCACCACCAACGAACGAGGCACACGCACATGGCAAACATCGGCAGTTTCGACGCGACCACCGTCGCCCCCCGTGAGGACTTCTCGGCGCTCCCCGCCGGCGAGTACTTGGCGCAGATCGTCGACAGCGACATGAAGCCCACCAAGGCCAACACCGGCCAGTACGCCGAACTGACTTTCGAGGTCATGGAAGGCGACTGCAAGGGCCGGCGCGTCTGGGCGCGGCTGAACCTGGACAACCCGAACCCGAAGGCCGTCGAGATCGCCCAGCGCGACCTGTCGTCCATCTGCCGCGCCGTCGGCAAGCTGCAGATCCGCGACACGCAGGAGCTGCACTACAAGCCGATGGTTATCCGGGTCGAGGTCTCGCGCCGCGACGGCTACTCCGACAGCAACGAGATCAAGGCCTACAAGGCGTCCGGCAATGCGCCGGCGCAGAGCAGTGGCCAGGCGCCCGCCCCGGCCCCGAGCGACGGCACGCCGCCCTGGAAGCGCGCCGCCTGATCTTCC